GCACGGCTCCTGCGGGTCGTTGGTCACGGCAACCTTGGCGACCATCGCGTACTCATCCGACCAGACCGGCGCGATTGTCGCGGCAGCGCCTTCCTTGCCGGTGTTCTTGGCAGGCCCGGCCACGATGATGTAGTCGAGCGCGAACACCTCGGCGAGCTGCGCACGGGTGATGTCACCTTGACGGGCCGCATACCCTGCGCCGCTGGACGCGACCGCGGCAATGATCTGCGCACAGCGGCGCAGGTTGTTGAACACCCGCCGATTGATGATGAGCGCGTTCGGCCACAACCCGGTGCCATCCCACACCTTTGTGACGGCTCCGGCAACGTCGGTGATCGGCACCGCGTTTGCGATGTCATCCCATTCGTTCGTGATTCCGGTCGTGAGCGAAGCGCCGGTCCAGGTGCTCGCGTTGAACAGCAGCGCTGCCATCCGAATCTCGGCGTTGCGCAAGACCGCGTCGAAGGCACGCTGCGCCGAAATCATCTCGTGGTCGAAATACGACGCATACATGTTCCGCTGGCGATCGTCGATCGGCTCTTCGGCACCATGCTCGATACAGGCATACGTCGCCGGTTCGAGCTTGAACTGACCGCGTGCGTACCCGGCACCCGGCGCCCGCTCGGTGCTGCGCGTTTCGAGCAGCTTCTCGACCGGGATTTTGCCGAACACCCCGGACTGCGAACGCACCTCCAGCACTGGTGCCACCTGCGTAGCAATGAATCCCTGACGATCCATTGCCAAATCGAATTCCATCATGCTGCTCGCCAGGTCAGGTCGTAGCGTGGCGAGGCTTGAACTTGGTGCGACCATTTGTCGGCCTCCTGTCTTTCGTGTACCAAACAGCACTCGCCACGCGGCGAAAGCTGTGAAACTTGCTCCGCTCCGCTACGAAATCGGCGACGTGTACCGAAGCACCTCGACGATGTCCCCATCCGCGGCAGCCGCCGTCAGCGCGATGCCGATGGCAACGGCGCCGGTTGACGCGCTCGAAATCTTCCCACTCGCTGCGGTGTAGACGACGGCGTTCGCGGTGATTGCCGCAGCCGCGACCATCTTGCACGTACCCGCAGCCGTGCGCAGGCGGACCGGCACGACATCACCCGACGCAAAAGCCGGCTGCTCGACCGTCCCGATCTCGATGTCCGAAATCCCGGCGACCGCCAGCGCCCCCGGCGTCTTTACCCGCACATACTGCGTCAACGCACCGGCCGCGGTGTCTGGCCGGCAGTTGGTTTCAAAGTGTTGAGCCATGATTCAAACTCCTGTTTGTTGGTTGTTGTGTGTCATGCACCGGCACGCATGCCGGGCGCGGTGACGTTTACTTCGCGTTGACGGCTTCGAGGTAGGCGCGGTGACGTTCCGGGTCGTCGTTGACGGTCCTGCTCATCGCGCGTTTGCGATCGCCCTTGAAGCGTTCGAGGTTCGTATGAAACGCTCCCTCGAAAGCCTCGATTGCGTCACCGCTCGCCGTGGTGCCTTCGGTCTGTGCCGCCTCGATCGGTGGCACGCCCGGCTTCTTGGACTCGGGTTGCTCGTTCGCTTTCGCCTTGGCGAGCTTCGCGTTCTCGGCTTCGAGCGCCGCGATCCGATCGGCCTGCGCCTTGCTGAGCGCCTTCTGTGCCTGCTCGACGGTTGCCTTTGCGGCGAGTTGCGAGCAAATGAACTTCTCGTCAGCACCGGCCATCGCTGCGAGTTGCTCATACGTGGCCGCCACCGGTCCCGCCGGCGGGCTCGCGGTGTTTTGCGAGGTCACCGCCGGCCTGCGTCGTCTTGTCTTGTTCCGACATGACATTCTCCCTTTGTCTTGCGGCCAGCGTGGCCGCTACCGTTGTCCGCGAACCGTTCGCGGCTTGTTTGAGTTGCTGAACCGCCGCGTCATACGTTGACACGGCGTCAATCAATCCGAGTTCGAGTGCGGCAGACGCGACGTGTACGCGGCCGTCCGCCACGGCCTTGACCTGTTTTGCGTTCATGCCACGGCCTGTCTTGACCGTGCTGACGAACAGGTCGTTGGTCTCATTGACGATGCGTTGAAAGTCTTCGAGTTGCGCGTCGGTGATTTCCGTTCCCTGGACACCTGCGCCCTTCATTTCGCCAGCCCTGACGACGTATCGAGTAATCTTCGACTCGGCGAAAAATCCCGACCAGTCGTCGACGACCATGTACGTGCCAATTGAGCCGACGAACGCGGCAGGCGTCGCGATGACTCGCGTCGCTTGTGATGCCACCCAATACGCGGCGCTCGCTCCGATGTCCTCGATGAACGCGAAGACGGGCTTCGACTCGGCAGCCGCGCGAACGTCGGCCGCCAGGTCGTCTACGCCCTTCGTCGATCCGCCCGGGGAATCGACGTGCAGCATGATCGCCTTGACGGAGTCGTTGTTGACCGCGGCGCGAATCTGTCGCCGCACACCGACCGTGCCGTATTGCATGTCAGAAAAGCTCGATCCGTGCTTCGTCATCGTGCCGTGTAGGTCGATGGTCGCGATGCCGTCGGCGATCTGAGTCTTGCCCGTGCCCGGTCCGCGCGGATCCGCAAGCGCGGCCGACTGCATGCTCTCTCGAATGTGGGCGACGACGTCGGTCTCGCGCAGCATGGTCCGCAGTTGCTCGAATTGACCCGGCTCCATCGCCCACACGCCGAGATACTGCTCGAGGTGTATCTTTTGCTGTTCGGCCAGTTCAAGGGCCTCACTGAGGTTGTGCATCGTTGCCTCCCGAGTTGCTTGCGGATTCCGCCAGCTTGACCGACACGCCGTCCGGTGTGGGCAGGCTCAATACTTCGCGCCAATGCACCTGCTGCCCTTCCGGCGCCGACGCGTTGAGCACCGCAGCCGCCTTCATCGCAGCCGAGATCGCCAAGACGTTGTCCTCGACGATCTCGCGTGCGATCTCTTCCCACTCGCGGCCGCGTTCGGCATGCAGACGTCGCGGGCTGATAAGACCGTTGCGAACACGCAGCAGGTCGGCCGAAGCGTCTTTCAGCGGCTCGATGTACGGCCACGTCGGTGCCTGCCACTTGTGATTGAGGATGCGCACTTTCGACTTGCCCGCCGCCTTGCGCATCGCCGCGTCCCCGGCGAGCCACTGGCGGACTTTCCACGAGTACACGGGCGTGTTGAACTGACGGATTTGCTGCGTCTGATTCAGGCGGAATCCCATGCGTGCCTGATCCACCGCGCCGCGCCAACCGCTGAAGTTCGTTTCGGATGCGTCGAGCATCGACAGCACGAGCGGCATGCCGATATTGATGCTTATCAGCGTGATGATGAGCTTGACGTGTGGGAAGTATTCCGGGTTCGGAACGTTCGGGCTGAATCCCTGCAGCTTCTCTCCCGGCTCACCCCACAGGTGCATTCCTGGCGAGATACCCTCGATCGTTCGCGTAGAGCCGTCGCCCAGCGTCTCGGTCTCGCGTTCGCCAGTCTGCACGTCGTTTCCGATACCAGCCGCGATGTCGAATTCGTGAAAGACCGCAAAGCATGACGCGACCTGTTGCTGCACGACCTTTGCGAAGTTGATGTCGTCGAGGTACGTCGCGATCTGATAGATCGGGGCAAACGCCGTCACGCCACGCGCTTGCGTAATGCGCTTCGGCGACTTGATGTGAAACACGATGCGATACCCGTCGTCATCGAATGCGGGGTACTGCGTGAAATCCTTGGTGACGGTAGCCTTGAATGGGTCGATGTCTTCAATGGTGAACCAGTAACGCAGAGGGCGGCGGAGTCCGTTCATTTCGACGCCATGCACGAGGTTCGCCCGATTCACTCTCGTCGGGGTCCGGCACCGGTGGGCTTCCATGAACTGCAAGCCACCGTCTTCCGTGCCGATCGCGAACACGTCGCCATCGAGCATGCGCGCCCGCAGCACGGCCCATTCCATGTCGCCAAAGGTCCGCTCGGCCGCGATGTCGCACTGCGTCGGGTCGTCGGCGTATTCCTTCCAGCGGGCCGCCAGGTCGGCATCGAGTTTCTTGTCGCCCGTGTCCGGGTCGAGCCGCATGCCGTCCTGTACGGTGTTCGTCACCGCCCGGTCGAGCATTTGCCCGATCACGGTGTCGTTGCGATCCATCGCCCTGGCGAATTCGAGCAGGCGCAGATAGTCCGATTCGCTCCGGTAGTGATAGTCCGCGCCGCTTCCCGTCGGAGCGATCCCCGGGCGGGACCGATTCAGCCGCGTCACCTTTGCGGCGTTGTAGTCCGCGCGGATATCCTCGGATGCTTCGGTGAGTGTTCGGGGTGGGCGCAGTCGTCTCACAGTCAACTCCGAAACTGGTCGGCGCTCGCGTACCGGATGCGCGGGCCGGACGATGTGGTGTCATTCTTGGTGACGTAGCGACGTGCGGCCTCCAGTTCTTTCTGGATGACCAGCGGGTCAAGCTCGACCTCGTCACCGCCGCGGCCCCGGGCGTACCGCTTGGGCTCACGGCGCAGCAGAAACAGGCACGCAGTCACAAAAGCCTTGGCCTTCGTGAGCGAGCCATCCTCTTCGTAGGATGCGTTATCCTCGTAGTACGCGATGACTTCGGCGCGCGTGCTTGCTGACGTCAGTGCCATAGGCATGACGTTTCGCGTCCGATTTTCGGATAATCAAGCGTCCGTTTGTCGGATTCGTCGGATTTGAGTTACGGGATGATGCCGTCCGGTCCGACCACGACAGTGTAGTCTGTCAGGGTCAACGCGCCGAGATACGCCGGTATCATTGCACCGGGTAGGGTCGGCTCAAAGCTCGGGTGCTCGACGACGATGGCGATCATGTTCCCGAGCTCATACCCCGCATGCTGCACGTGATGAACGCGAACGTCATCGGGCAAATCGTCAATCTTCGGCAACCGGACGGCCATCACCTGACCATTGCTGACGTCCACCGCGGCCTGAATCCAATCTAGGATGTTGTCGGCGCTGATGAGAATCGAGCGGAGCCTGTATGGCTCCCGTTTCGTGTTTTTTGTTCCCATCTCACTTGCCCTCCGCGGCGCGCGCCCAGCCGCCGGCCCTTGCGGCCTCATCGAGCAGCCAGCGGACCATATCGGCAGCGGATACTACCGGGCGACCCTCTTTCAACATGGCCCCGGTCTCATAGGCACCATTCATCATCCTGCGCAGCGTCCGCGCACGTTCCCAGTCTAGGTGCATGTCGATTCGGTCCGGGGCATACCGCTGGTCAAGCTCCCCGACCGGAAATTCGACCAAGACCGTCGGTTGTTTTTTTTCTTCCGTCTTCGCCATCCGTGGTTCCTTTCGCTATCGTTCCGTTGCTACAAAGGGCCGCCCGTCCGGGGTCCGCAGACCGGCCCGAACCGCCCGCCGTCTTCGTTGCACCGCAAGTCCACCGCCCTCGGCCACCCGAATGCCCGCGAAGTGCGCCGCGGCAAGGCAGTTGTAGAGGTTGTCGAAGTGGTGGTTGTTCTTGCGGATCTTCTCCCACCGCCGCACCGTGCCCTTGAGCGGGTCGAATTCTTCGACCACCTTTTCGGCCGTCACGTGCTTGGCGATCTTCGTGTGTTGGTTCGCCGTCGCCATGTGCAGC